AAATGCCTCGTTGAGCATCAACTGCATCAAGGCATCGGAGACCGAAACAAATTCCGGATACCGGGCTTTGAAGGTTTCAGGCGTCGGCGTCTGATACGCCATCGGCATTGCCCTTCTTGGTTTTCTTGCTCTTCTGCTCTTCCTCGACAACCTCAATCGCTTTTGCGTTGAGGAGTGCTTTGGACTGATCGGAATTCTGCAGCACATCCCACCGCTTAATCAGCGCCGTGCCGCGCGGGCTGATGCTGACGCCCCCGATCTGGATCGGAAACTCGCATAGGTTCTTGATGTTGGCCATTGGGATATTCTCCGAGGAGGGAAAGCCCCGGCAGTTGCCCGCCGGGGTTATTGTCAGGATGCGAGCTTGATATCGATCAGCTCTTTGAGCTTCTCGGTCGGGATGTTGCGGGCATACTCAATGCCAAGCTCATCCGCCTGCTTCTTGAGGTCTTCGCGCTCCGACCCGCCAGCATCGGCCTTGAGCTTTGCCAGTTCGGCATCACGCTCGGCCAACTGCTTCTTGAGGTCTTCGAGTTCAGCGCTCGTGTCTGCAGCCCCTGCCTTGAGAGCAGGACCGGACGATGTTTCCGGGTTATCCTTGTAGGAGCCTTTGACGTCGAACCAGCCTGCAGCCTCGATGTGCTGCTGCTCGCGAACGTAGACATCGACCTCGACGGTCTGACCCGGGTCGATAAGAACCGGGCCAGAGATTGCGTTCAGGCCGCGCGGGCCCTTCTGGGTGTTGGTGAACTTCATATCCGTTTCTCCTCAGATCCCATCAAGGTATCGGATGGACTTCGGACGCCGGATATCGACACCGCCGAGACGGAAGATGCCCGGGACGTCGAACTTGAGCGGCCCGGTCTGCCAGGCCGGCAGGAACCGGAACGGCATGGGGATGTGCATCTTCAGCACTTCCGGCGAACGGCGGTAGGCAACCATGCGCTTCGTGCTCGATGCGCCTGCCGTGTCGAGGTAGCCGAACATGCCGCGGATCGTGAGCGGCTGGCCGGTCGTGAGGGTGTAGATGTTGTTCTTCTGGATCCATTCAAGGATTGTGGTCTGGTTGACCGAGTCAATCCGGCGAGTGGAGATGTCGAGCAACACCGAATACGGAAACAGCAGCGTGTCCGCGATTTCCGCGCCTAGCGTACCGGTGAAGATGCCGGTGAGTTGGCCGTTCACATCCCGGAGGATCTGATCAGGCGTCTTGCTGGCGAATGTCGTTGCGGAAGCCGTGCCATCTGCCGGCGCCGTGGTGGCGGTCGGCGTGCTGGCATTGACCAGGCCGGTCAGCCCCTTCGCAGCATCGCCCACGAAGGCGACGGTATCGATTTTTTCTTCGGCAACTCGGCGTGCGAGCGAAGCCTTGTCCGGCGTAAGGTTCATCCCGAGCAACTGAGCAGTGCCAAGTTCTTCGAGATTGTACCCATAGCCGATCGCGGCCATGCTGACGCCGGTTTCGAACTTCTCGCGGGTCAGTTCGACCTTCGGGACGTCCTGGGCGTTGCCGTTGAACCACTGCGCCTGACCGACGCCGTCCATGGAGAAATAGGTGACGGACTGAATCCATTCCGGCGCCGTGGTGTCGACCGGGACCAGGCCGGGGTACTGAATGTCCTGATACCGGATCGCGTAGACCGTCGGCTCGATCAACGAGGCCTGACGGATAAGAAAGCTCATCGCGACCTGCTGAGCGTCCTGCATGATGTGTGCGTTCATTGGGATCGCTCCTTCTTAGCCGAGACGCAGGGCAGCGAGGGCAGCACCGGAAGTGCTGGTGTCCCACTGGGCGTTCGCGATGAGGGTGTTAGACGTCGAGACGTTCGTCAGGACGCCGGTGGCCGGCACATAGTAAACCGGATCGCCGACGGCGACGGCGACGGATGCCTGTACGACGATGACACCCTTTTTCATCAGGGCGACATTCGAATACTGCTCGTACTTGCCGGTGGGCTGCGTCGTATCGAGCACGGCAATGCCGGTGAACTTGACCGTGGCTTCGGAGTCCACGACCTGGTTGTCAGCAGTGCCCTGCACGCCGACCTTGCCGAAGCCAATGCCTTCAACGTCTTCCGCAACGCGGGTGACGATGACGTTCGGCTCCATGTTGAGGACCATGCCCTCAACCCAGCGGGCATGCTGGGCAGTGTAAGTGGTCTGAACAGCAGGCATTAGACGGCTCCCTTGTTCTGGTTGCCCATCCATGCCGTGGACATATCAGTGACCATGGAGGCGTGAGCGGCGTTGGAATTGCTCGGGTCGGCCTGCTTCAGGCCGTCCTTGACGACGGTGGCGAACGGATCGGCCGTCTTCACGTCCTTGGCGATCGCCTTGAACATGCCGGTGATTTCCGCGTCGGAGGCGTCCTTGACCATCTCGTCGCCGAGCTTGGATTTGACGGCGGCGCGGCGCAGATCGCTATCGGATACGCCCGACACTTCGATCTTGCTGTCGATGGCCTTGATCGTGGTGACCAGGGTAGCGCGATCGGCAACCAGCTTGTCGAGATCAGCCGGCTTGGGAGTTGCGTCCTTCAGCTTCTGGTTTTCAGCCTTGAGAGTGCCAATTTCCTCGTCCTTGGCGGCGATAGCTGCCTTGTGCGTGGTTTCGGCGTCGGAGAACTTGGCCGCCGAGGACTGAAGGTCCTTCATCAGCTTTTCAATGGCCGCTGCGCCTGCATCGGTCGTCTCGACCTGCAAGCCATCGACCAGCATTTTACGCAGATTGTCAGCCATGGGGCTTGTCCTTTCGTCTGCTGTCTGGAGGTTGACGGGACTAGCGCCCCACTTATCCGCACCGTCACCGATGCGAAGTTCTTCGCCGCCGCGCGCCTTACCGACGATCGCGACGTGATTCATCTTGAAATCGGACATGATGGCGTCGTAACGCTCGCCCGATGGCGTCTCACCATCCGAGAACGTGACTTCGGCGCTGTAGCCCATAGAAAGCTCACGGACACCGTCCTCGACCGTCTTGATGGCTCTGGCATCGCGAAGCATCATCGGGACGCGGACGAACTCGCCATCGCGAAGAACGTCATCTCCGACCTCTCCGACGGCCAAGTCCTTCCATGTGTCGGCAGATACGCCGTTCTTAGGATGACCAACCGTTACCGGCACGCCGGCGTAGCTCGCAATAGCGTCCTTCTTGAACACCTCGCTTTCGGGCCGGTAGACGCGCACCGTGGCTTTGTCGTTCGCCCCGACTTCAGAGCCAAGGTAAACCTGAACATTGCCTGCGCGGGCAACCTTGGCCGAAACCACACCGTAGCCGTCAGCCGTCCGACGAATTGCTCCGTCGAGCGTCAGCTTATCAGTGAATTGCATGGATAACCTCCTGCCCGTCAAAGACCGGCTGTCGCGCCGACCCACGCTTCGATGTTCGTAAGATCCACACCGGTTAGTGCAGTGCGGGCAATAACGAGGCCTGAGTATGCGTCCGGCGGGAAGACCGTCGCTGGCGTGCCTGGCGTAGCTGCTCCGGAAGATGTGCCAATATAGAAGTCGTTGAAGTTCCAGCTACCATCGCCGACGAGTGAGGCTGTCGCTACCTGCACACCGTCAACTCTGAATATGATGCTTGTGCCGTTCTTGATCGTGGTGAAAACATGATAGTTTGCCGTCTCAACAGCCGTTTGGAACGCGGTTACGGCAGCTCGGCTGTTCACTTCAATAATAGAAGGGCCACGGTTTGTCGTAGTGGCTCGGAATGAGAAGCTAGCCAGCGTAGCGGCGCCAGCGGTACCCCAGAAGCTAAGCCGGTTTGTGACGCCAGCCTGCATCTTGCCGGCTTCGACCACTGTGAACTGTGAGGTAGCCGTCGACCCGTCTGGGATATCAAGAATACCTTGGAACGAGCTTCCCTTCAGGTAGGTCCCAGCGGGGAAATCGATCACACGCTTGTTACCAGTTTGCCCGCCATTGGTGATGACGGTTGGAGAGCCGCCAATGCCGAGGACGTTGCTTGAATACTTCTCGCCCATCTGAGTCAATGTACCAGAGGTATCGAGAACCTTGGCCGTGTCGTTGGTATCCCATGCGTAGCCGAGGCTTGCCCCAAGATCGAGGGGCTGGAAAGTCGCGATTGTCGACTGGGTAATGGTAGAAGCGGATCCAGTGCCTGCGCTGTTCGACGGGGTAACGCGCACATCATAGCTAGTATTGGCGGTCAGCCCGGTAATTGTGCCTGTCAGGGCAGATGAGCCCGTCACGAACTGCGTCCAAGAACTGTCGATCATCCGCTTGTACTCGACGAGATAAGTTATCGGGTTCGAGCCAATAGTTGGCTGTGTGAATGAGAAGGCGAGCGTGGTGTTGCCAGCACCCGTGAAAGCCAAGCTTCCCACAGCGCCCGGAAGAGCTTGGATTATGTTGAGACTGAGGGAAGCAGCCATTGCAGCCGCCTTCGCTGATGTCGGATGCGTGCCGTCGAGGACGGGCGGGAATGGTCCGCTCCAAACGTTGCTGTTTCTGGCAGACATAGCCGCGTCCGCTACTTCAAGCACGCTGTCAACATTGGCCGGGGTAGCCCGTATCGATGTGTTAAGCGGTGTTAGGTCGGCCATGTTGCCGTCCGTCTTCGGTGTCTGGTCCGCGACAGAGGTATAGTTTCCACTCGTGCTTTCGGTGCGAGGAGTAATGGTGGCTTGGAAAATATTGGCCGTCCCAAACAGGCCATAGATGGTTTGCTGGTCTGTGAGGATCTGCGCTGCGGTGCGACCAAGACGTAGATCGTTCACACCGTGCTCGCAGACCACATCAGAGTAAGAAATGAGAGAGAGCAGCGCTGTGATGCTAGCGGTTGCCCCTGCAAAGTGCTGAGCCCCTTGACCCTTTTTAGCTATCTTAAGGTACGGCACGGCAGTCGCATCGAGCAGGCGAGCGCCCCAACCACTGCCGCCCTTGGGGCCAACACTGGAGACATCGCCTTGGCCAAACATGATGCTATCGCCGACGAGGACGTAGCTCTTTGCGGAGGCGCCAGACTGACCTTTGGCAATTGTCCCGACGATCGCGACAGATCCGAATGAGTTAACACCAGTACCCGGAGAAATCGTCCCCGAGTTGCCTAAGTCTGTCGTGCCTGTGCCGCCGTCCTCAAGACCAAGAACGTCATGAGCAGCCGGCATTTCGATCAACGGGAAGCTCGTTACCGCCGCGTTCAGGTTTACAGTGCGCTCGGCAAACTTCGCGCCAGACGCGATCACAAGAGGCAATCCAGTGACCGATGAAAGCACAACATCGGACTTGAAAGATCCGGTGTCTATCAGTTTGGAACCAGAACCGGACCAAAGAACCTGATGGAACACGCCATCTGGATATTCAATATATCGTTTGATTGTTCGCGAGGACGCGGCCGTTGGTTGAAGAGTACCGTCCGAAATATACCATGCACTATCGACACACTGGAGATCAGTGATCGCGGCAAGAGGATGAGCGTAATGGACGCGACGAAATGTTGCGTTCTGCTGAATGGTTCCAACGGCTGTTGCGACTTGGAAGCGATTGCCAACGATCCCAATCGTTTCCCCGATGGCCGGCTGGCCTCCTTGGATCGGGATACTATCGACCCACTGCCCCGCACTGTTCTGCGCCGCGTTGCCAACCACCACACGAATTGGAACCCCTGAAGGATCCTCAGTAATCGCAATAGGAGTTATCGGTCGGCCTGCAGCATCCGTCTCCCCTGCTACCGCATTGCGCACTGGGATCGCATCCACTGGCTTGCCGGTGCTATCTGTGGTGACAACGGTCGTGACGGTCTTGACGAGCATCTACCAGACCACCGCGCTATATCCTTCATTCGCAGTCATGGACAGATACCCTTGCGTTCGTTTAGATGGTCGACATGACCGACGAGCAATTTAGAGCCTTGCGACAACTGATCCTTGACCAAGGCGTCAAGCTCGAAGAGCTGTCCCTGACCGTTCGAACGCTTCAGCGCCGTATCGAAGAGCTTGCAGCCCAAGAGACGGTTCCGATCGAAATGGCCAGCAATCCGACCATCTACGAAGGCGACGAACTGAGCCAACTGATCAGAACTCGACAATCCCGCGCGCGACACACCGACAAAGAATAGGCTGCCCTGGTGGCAATCCTTGTTCGGCGCCTGTCGCCTCTCCCCATTTGTACGTCTTGCCGTCCAACGATCGATGCAGAGGGCGTACTCTCTCGTCATGCGCTGTCATCCAGCTATATGAGGTCACGCCGGCCTGTTGCTGCCGGATCTTGTTGAGATCGGCGTTGAACTTGCTCGTCTGGTCTCTGGCGATCAGCTTCGCGCGGCGATCGGTGATCCCGAATTGTTCTTGAAGTGCCTTTCGCAGTGTCGTAGCCGAATTTCCGGCGATGCTGTTGCTGTAGACGGTCTGCTCGACCCGCTTGACCACATCATCGCCAAGGCTGGTGATGAGTGAGGTATTCCGCGCCGTCGCCGCCCGCATGTAATCGTCAAGGTCTTCCTGCCTGACGACAGCCTTGAGATCGATCCCCAACGACCTTTTGGCCGAAGCCATGAAAGCGTCGGTGTGCCGTTCAGCCTCGAGGTTCAGGATCCGATTGACGGTATCGCTCGCCACCCGCTGCAATTGGTTGACCAGCGCCTTCAATGTGATGAACCAGTCGTTGCTCGCATCGGCCTGATATGAGCGCTGCAAGCGGTTCTGCGCCTGTTCGCTCTGATACTTCGGGATGATGCCCTGGCGAACCTCAGCGGCCGCCTGTGTCAGCATCAACCGCAAAGCGGCATAGTATTGCTTCTCCGCAGAGAGCCGGACGTTGACCGGTGGCAGTATGACGCGGTCACCCTTCTTCCGGCCGGAAATTTTGGCCATCGAATAGGTTTGCATCACTCCTCTGTCACTCCTTCGGCCCAATCTGGCGTCAACTCGGCGAAGATCTCGATCCCGAGATTGATTTTGCCGCGGTACGGCTCGACCTTGTCGACATCGACGTCGCCGGGCTCGTATGTGATCGTGATATGCGGCGCATATTCCGGATATGTCGGCTCAGCGCCGATGCGCTTCAGCTCCTCATGGCGCCAGGATAGCGCGGCGGAGGAGAATTCAAGCACGATGGCACCTTGACCGAACTGAGAGACGACGCGCGGACCACCGGGCGGGATGATGAGAGTTCCATCAGCGTTCCAGCTATCCTGTCCTGCCTGCATCCAGTCGACCGCCGTGGGTGAATACATCACCGTCACATGAAGGTCGGTGGTGGGCAGCGTCGTAGCGAAACCTTGTCCCTTGGCCCATGCGATGATCTCGGCTGCGTTTGTCACCTTGCGGCTGACGTAGAGCGACCGTGGAGCGGCGTCGGCTGTCTGCTGCGGCTGGGTCTGCTCCTGATCGGCCTCTTGCCCAAGGTCAAATTTGCCGGCTGCATCCGTGTCAGAAACCACTTGGTCAAGGCCCGGATAGAAGCCAGATTCCACAAACTGGTTCGAAACGACATCCCGAAGCTCCTGAGCCATGAACAGGCCGGATGTTTGAAGGAGCTGCGCCGTCTCGGCATTCATTTTGCCGATCTCAGCCAGCTCCTTCTCGGTCATCTGCTTGAGCGGAGACCAGGAAAAGAAGATTTCCGGCGGTCGGCTGCCAAGGGCGGAGCGAATAAGGCACTCATCCAGAAGGTAGAGGGCCGGTGTCATTTCCAAGCCCTGGATAGATGACACTCGGTCATAGTAATTGTTCATGTCGCCGTCGCCGGTAGCGCTCATCCCGGCTGGAGACTGGCCGAGGAGGCGTGTAACCGGAATATCGGCGGCGCCCGCTGCCATCTGTAAGAAGCTCTGCATGACATCGGGAAGCGTGGCGAAAGTCACCTGCTTGCGCTCGTATTCCTCTTCCTTGTCGAGGATCAGCGACTTGTTGATGCCCTTTGCTGTCGCTGCCAGGCCGAACCTTTCGAGCAATCTATTGCGATATTCAGGGTCTGACAGGCTCGACATGAAATCCGGAATGCGGAAGACATCAACATTGGCCTCAAATACAAGGCTGGCGATGTTGGCTGCCGTCGCGTCGGCGTTCTTCATCGCCGAATAAACGCTTTCCAGAATGCTATCGCCCCAGCCGCGCGTATCGGAAATAGCCAAGTAGGGGTCGGAATGGGGAGCGCCGACAAAAATAGCGAAGCGAGATGGATGGATCTTCACCATCGCTGTCTCGCCCGTGATCTGGTAATAGGCCGGCTTGCCATAGAACGGCGATGTCGCGTCCTGGCTGATCTCTCCGGCCATGACATCACGGCGCGTGAGAACAGTCAGATACTTGATCCCGCCGCGTCCAACCCTACCCGGATCAAGCGGCTCCATAAGGTTGGCATCGCCGGTTCCAATATAGATAGCAGCGCCACCCCAGAGCCGAGCCTTGATCTTGGCCTCAAGGAGCTTGACCCAAAAGCCGAGGCGATTTTCTTCCGCTTCGATCAGTTCGATCTGGTCTTGCTGGGCCTGCCAATCACGGCCCTTGCGCACCGCGTCCATGGCCGGGATTTCGACCATCTTGCGGCCGAGCCAGTTCGAGCGATAGATGTTGAATATCTGAAGGTCATCAAGCAACTGAAACCCATAGGATGTCGTTGCCATCTTGTCGCGCTGGGGATCACCAAGGCCGGCGACGAGCGAGCTTAAGCTGTCCGTTACCCCCCTGAACTTGATCACATCACCCATTGCGCTTCACTCTTCTGATATTTGGCGGGTTTTTCACCGTGTCGCGAACGATCGACGGTAGAGCCTTGATCACGCCGACGACGCCGGCGTTCTTCTTGGCAGCAGCGAGCATCTGCCGGCGCTTTTCGCAGGAAGAGCAGGCCATGGGTTACCTTATGTGTTCCAGCGTGTAGGTCGATCCGGTGATATGCACGTTGTCGGCAGCAATCACAGCATCGGCCAAGTTGTGAGACTTGACACCTAAGTCCTTCTTCAGCTTCGCCTTCGGAACAACCCGCTTTTTGCCTTCTGTCTCGACCCACCAAGGCACGCAGAGCTCAGTAAACAGCGCGTCCAGCTTCTTGGCCTCAATGGCGGACGAGAATGACAGAACGTCCTCTGGCTTAATCGGCTGCCCCCTGGTCACGGCGTTGAACGTCAACATCGCGCGCCGGGCGGTATTCGCCCAAGCCTGAGACTTCAGATTCAGATACTCGTCCTTGTTCAAAGGGCTGTTCTTGTTGAAGGGGTCGCTTGGCTTGTCACCGTCCATCACGCTTCCACCGGCGTGGAACGCATAGTGCTTTACCTTCGCCCCGTTGACCTCGTTCTGCTCATCGATATATCCACCGACGAAGGCACCGACGCCGATCGTGTCGTAGGAAACCATCGCGCCAGCGTTCTTTGCCTTGGCCCATACCCGCTTGGCGTTCTGGACGAGCTCGTCTTTGTCCGAAGACCAGTCGTCCGCATCGACGAAGATGCCGCTAATCTTATCGGCCGTCGCGCTCTTGTCCTCGCCGTCGTCGGCAGGGTCGAAGCCGATGATGTTGCGGCCTGTCAGTTCGATCTTCAGAACCTTATGGGCGTCAACGCAGGCGTCCAGCCAACGGCGCTTGAAGATCGAAAGCTCGCTATCCCCGAGAGGCACGCCACCATAGACGTGCTCGAATGTCTCCGGGCTTCGCTCCTGCATCGCCGCGATGTCGCGCAATGCCTTCTGCGAGAGAAACGGATTTTCCGTATAATCGATCTTCCGAACCACGCAGTGCGGTGGCACGTTGATCACGAAGCTCTGCCACACATAATCGGTGACGAACTTCGGGTTGAAGAGCAGGATCGCTAGGCTATCTTCCTTGCGGATCGTCGGCCCGATAACCGTCCATTGGTCTTCGGTAAGCTTTTCCGCCTCTTCTACCCAGAGGATATCGACGTCGGACGTTCCCTTGATATCCTCAAGGTTTCGTTCGATGCCGTAGAATATGAATTCAGACCCGGTCACCTTGTGGATGATCGTGGTCTTCTGAATATCGTACTGATCGCCAAGGCCTAGGTGAGCAATCGCCCACTTAAGTTCCGTGTAGACCGAATCATTGATGCGGTTCTGGAAGCGCCGGATGCAAAGCACCCGCATTCTGACGCTGATGTGGTCGACCAGGCGAACCAACTGGCAAGCCGTGTCGCGGGTCTTCGAACTGGACCGGCCGCCGTGAAGAACTGCAATGTCTGCCTGTCCGAGGAAAACCTGCTCCCAAAAGTCGTGCAGCGCGGGATTGGTGAGATATGTGGTAGCGTCTAGCTCTTTTCGCTGCGCAGCACTTCCCGCCATGTTCTTGTCTCGGTCTCTATCGGGCCGCCGTCAGGCCCAGAGTGCTCATGCCGCTCAACGAACATCCCAAGGTGCTTCCCGATATCGACGAGCGCGCCCTTCTTGTCGTGAAGCTTGAGCTTGATGCCGCCGGTCGAGTTCTGGCTGATCTCGGCAATCGCAGCGGCCGTGTCATCGTCGATGTCATCGCTCGATACGAGCTGCACGTTGTTCGTGACGACATTCTTGATCACGAGGACATCACCGCCATCGGGGTTGTCCTCTTCAGTTACAAGCGTGCCCTGCCACTTGATGGCCTTGCGGATATCAGCGAAGCCGATCTTGGCTAGCTCAGCCAGGACGCGCTCTTTCGTGATGGCAAGTTTATCGATCGCTTTTTCGGTGGCTTTTCGCTCTACCGTCTGCTCCCATTCCAAAAGCTCGGAGACGCGTTGTCTGATGTTGTCTTTCTGCTGTAATCTGGACGCATTTCCTCGGTCAGGTTTGAACCCAGCCTCTGCATATGCGTCATCTGCTGTCTTGCCGATGGAAAGCGCTTGAGCAAATTTCTCATGCCGTGCATTTTTCAGGACTGGCATGGGCTACCTACTGGCCTTCCTCGCCACAGTCACCAACCGCCGGCAATCCACGAGAACCGAGTTGAGCGCGAGGCCACAAGCTATGCCGCCCGTCATCGGGTATGGCATACCCTCTTGCTTGAGGACGGCGATGAGGTTGTCTACCTCGGTTTGCTTCTCGCGTTCGGTCATTTGGCCTCGCGGCTGGGAATGTCGCAATCTCTACCCTCGATCGAGGACACAGAATGGGACATTGGGGTGGTGCTCAGATGGGGGTAAAAACCTCGGAAACCGTTGTGATGAAAGGTTTCCGAGGTGGTGCTCAATCTTGACAGTCCGCTTACCCGTAGATGCCGCCGTAACTTCGACTGTAGTGGATACGCAGGCCGAGGATAGTGAACAGGAAGGCTTTGCCGTATTCACGATCTCGATGGAACAATCGAGGTCGAAGGCCGATAGCAAGCTTGGCCGAGTATCCGCCGCCAGGCACGCCGGGTCGGCCACGTTCCCACATCAACCGAAAAAGGCGCAAGTGGTTCTGGATCTCGTCAAAGCGCAAGACGCTCTTGAAGCGAAGCGATGGCGCCGACAGGATGAACAACGCCAGGGCCGCGCAGCCGATCGACAGTGCGATAGGCACAGGGGCGATGATGGGTGGCATCAGAGTGAGCGCGGTAGAAAGAGCGACACAGGCGAAGACCGCCAAGCCGCAGATGATCAGACTTCGAAAACTGCGCATGCACTTTCCTTTCTGCTGGGTTGGAAACGAAAACCCGCCGACCGGGTGACAATCCGGTGACGGGCTCTCTGGCGCTAAACTGAATGGATATCCGGAAGGCAGAGCTTGGCATTGCTCTTTATCGTGCCTTCGCCTGCCCGCTGTGGCTGGCCTTCCAGATTTATGACCCGCAACGGTGCGCTTCTACGAGAGGCGGCGCGGGTTCTATTTTATGCAATTGGTATCGAGCGCCGCATAAACCGGTCTGCGGTGGATAGGATTGTGTCGGTTATCCCGCTCGATCTGCTTCGCGCCCCTGGCTCATGATTGCCGTTTCCGGCCTACAGGCTATTGCCTGATCTGAGGTGTTCCAGCGCTTGCGCGAATTGGCTTTGGAATGACGACCAGTTCCAACGGTTATCTGCGGCGGTACCTACCGGTGCTCCGGTCTGTTGGACTTCCCGCTCGGTCATGGCAACCTTCTAGGCCATCATTCCAAACTGTGAATTGGATATGGGTGAATTTCACTGCGCATTGCGCAAATCACCACCATATTCCCTACATACCTATCATGGTAAACCTTTACAATACCATTTAACGCGAATTCACTGGTGTTTTTCTCTTTTGAAAGCCCCAATGCACAGCTAGGTCGTCGAGTGCATTTCGTAGGTAGTCGGCCAGGGTGTGGCGCTCGCGCTTTGATGCGCCAAGTTCTGCGATCGTGCGCCCTTCCCCAACCACTTTGCTGACGATGTCGTATGGCCTTGGCCCAAGTGCGCTCTGACATGCCTTGAGAGCGAAGCCTGCATCGATCTGCCTATCCGTTATCGGCTCACGCGTGCCGCCGCCATCGACCGGCTCCCGGCTGTAATCGAATGACCCGGCGCCAGACCCACCGAGAGATTCCCACAGGCGACGGAACTTGTCGGCCGCCTGAAGCTGGTGAGGCTCTATGTGTCCTTTCGCCGCCATCATGGCGATCGGGCTTTCTCGAAGGTTCATCGCAGCCGTTATGGTTTTCGGATTACCCACGGCCCCGGCATGAGCTTTGCTGTAATGCGGGTTGTCGATCTCGATCAGCTTCACCTTCGAATGCTGATTGCCGAGGCCGCCCAACTCCGTATTCGCCGCTACCAGACCCTTGAAGGTCCGCGCCGGCCGCTTTCTTGTCTTCTTCGGTTCGTTCACCGCCCTACCTCCATCATCGCCCCGTTTCGAAACAGCTTGTCAGCCATCGCAAATTTAGCCTCCTTGACCGACGGGCCGTCGAACACTTCGCCTCTGATCTCCCGGCCGTTCATAAAGGCCAGCATGTGCTTGAGGCACTCTTCGGCCGCTTCGCCTTTGCTGTCGAACACCTTGGGGCGGTCTCCCGCGGCCATGATCGGCGACGGGTGAGCGTCACGGCACATGCGGATCATCGCCCAGTAACGGCCGCTTGGGAGGCGATGTGGATATGCTGCATATCCATTGGTCATGCGCGCGCCTCCGACATGCGCGCTTCGATCTTGTTGACGGCATATAGAACCGTCGTATGGTCACGACCGCCGAACAGACGCCCGATCTGCGGTAGACTGAGATCGAACTTCTCGTAGATTTCCCACATGAGGAGGTGTCGAATCTCTACAACCGCATAGCGCCGGCCGGGGCCGATGATATGGCGAAACAAAATATCGAGTTCGGCGCATCGATCCTTGAGATATGCCAGAGCCGGGTTGGCGTGCCGCATTCCCCACTCGACGACATGTGCGTCGAAGTGCATTTTCCCAAGCTTCCACTGTGGAATCTGTTGGGCCATGAACGGCTTATGCACTTCCGGAATGAGATCGACTTTCTTCACCAGCACCAAGCGACCCGCTTGCTCAAATCGCCGATGGCGCGCCCTGGCTTCCTCGATCATCTCTGCGCCGGTCTGGTAGCTCTTGGTTTCAAACTGGATGTTCATCGCTTCCACCTCTTCTCGGCAAGTTCGCGCTCTTGGCGCAAATATTCTTCTCTGGATTGGTTTTTCTTCAGGTGCGAAAGGCCGTCTGGCTTTGGAGGCGGCTTATCGGGCGGCTGTGCCGGCTGATCTTTCCAGCGATCCTCAGATAGCCATTTGACCGGGTTGCACCACTGGCGATCATCAGTCTTGGCCGCATAAGACGCCGCTCCTGCCACGATGGTTTCGACGCTGGACCGCTTCAGGGCTTTTGAAAAAGCCTTCTCTGCCGCAGGCTGACCGACCTTGTTTGGATAAACTGACCAGAATGTTTCGAAATCGCTCGCGCTCGCGTCGTCCGAACGAAGTGAGGAAAGGTTGTCGGTAAAAGGTTTTTCGCCCGTATCATTGCATGTGCTATCCACATGCAGTTCATTTGCATCTTTCGACGGTTTTCCTCTTCCATATCTGGCCTCTGCGGCGGCGCGGCGCTTCTCAATGATGTCGTCTGCCTTCGAAAGTTCAGCATCGATACGCTTGTGGGTCCACTTCGGCCCGAACAGCATCGCGAGAACATCGCGGCTCTCTTCCCATTGGTCGGGCGTCATACGGCCGACGCGGGCGATAAGCTTCTCATTCTCTGGAAGATGTCCGTTCTGCCAATAGTGCATAATCAGCAGCATGTATGCGCCATGCTCGGTCGCGGTCAGGTGGCCCGTGTCAGCGAGGTAGTCGGCGATGTGGAGTGGCATCCAGGCGCGGTTGCTCATTTGACCACCTCAATGAGGATTCCGGCAAACTCGGCTTCAACGATCGCTCGCTTAAGAAGGAATTCCCGCGTCATCACGCCCTTGACATCCTCAACAATTCTGGCGTTCCGAGCCTTGCTGAAGTAGCTGAAATCAGCCTTGTAAAAGGCCTGTCGATCCGATGGCCGATACCTTACAGGGCGACCGGAAGCGGTGAGATTGAATCTAGGCTGGCACTCAAGGTGCGAAATCTCGCCCAGCCGCTCCATATCTTTCAAAACGATGTATCGGTTTCGTTCGGCGACGCTGTCGAACCACCTACCGTCATGTTGCACGCGCTTGGCGTTGAATTTATTTTTGCGTTGGGATTTCTGGAAAACTACAGCCACGACCACGCCTTTCCAGACATGATCTTGCTGATCGTCTGATGAGCCACCCCAAAGTAAGCGGCTATTTCTCTGTTCTTTTTGCCATTGGCGCTAAGCGATCTTATTGCCAAAACGTCATTAGAAGTAAGCTTGGAGGCGCCATGCCGCTCTCCGCGGTTACTTGTTCCGTGCTCAACTCGATCAAGCTGATTTGTACGCGGCGAGCCCCAATAAATGTGCTTTTGGTTGACGCACCCAAGATGTCCATTGCCACATGAATGGCACGCCAAGCTTGAAGTTGATCCGGGTTCTCCGTGAGCAACTAAACAAACAATACGATGCGCCAGAAACGATCGCCTTCTCAAGGATATGCGGCCATAGCCCCTTGGCATCCGACCATACGGCCAAATTAAGCATTCATCTCCTTGTGCATTAGCGGCAACCGTCCTGACAAAGTGTCGTCCATCGCCCGGCTTACCAAGCAAAAGTATTGACAGCACTTCATCTCGCGAAATGGGAACAATACCCCCCCTGCCACGCTTCGGCTTGGTGATGGCGGCCTGATATTCCTCGCGGGTCATGACTTCGCTCATGCGTTCTTCCTCTTCGGAAGCTCGACGCCAGCTTCGGACAGAACCTTGCGAATGCGGTTGCCTGAATCCTCGATCATCGCCAGCATGGAAATTGGGCTGGACCAACTCTCGTGCAGCCCCAGCTTCGCGGTGATCGCTACAGCCTTGCAAAGTGCCTCTACATCCCAGCTATCGAGATTGTGTCCGTAGGCAGCTTCCATGGCATGGAGGAGCTTCAGGGCAGCGTCACGGCTACCGCTGCGGCGTCGCACCTCGTCCTCGATGTCCTGCTTCTTATCCCGATCCCATCGCTCTCGGGCTTCGGCCACGGCCTTGTTGATAGAGGCTGTGTCCAGTTGTCCGGCGCGGCGAACTAGCGCGGCAACGAAGCCGGCGGTCAGTGGCTTGGCTTCCAGCAATGGCGCCTGTCGCGCCTTGCGAATGACGCCGTCCTTGAACCAATATATCCCCCAGGTCGCGGGGACTTCATCCGCCTTGACCATATTGGCCGGGCATACAAGCGACCACCGATGGCAATATTGCATGATCGGCATGGCCTTCTCGGGATTCTTCATCTCGTTGAGGAAGTCCGATCGGCTGACCTTCACCTCAAAGCCATGGATCTCATGGCCTGTCGAAGGCCAAACGCCCATAGCAATCGCATCGGCATAGCTTTTGATGCCATAGCCGGTCGCATTGGATACCTCGAAGAATGTCTGATAAGCTGGCGGCGCGAAAACATCGCTGATCGCCTTCTTGATGTCCGATGACGTGACCTTGGCCACAGCTTGGTTATCTGGTGTGGAAGTTACGGCTGGAACACTCATGCCTGCCTCCCGGCGCGGATTTCGCGCAGATTGGAACGGGTCTTCGCCATCCATTCCCGCTGGTAGGCTTTGCGGGCTTCCCGCTTTACCTTCTGCGTGTGTATGGCTTCCATTGCTTCGTTGATTTGACGGTCGGCTTCATGCTCTGGGATATCGAGAGCGATGCTGATGGCGATTGTGTCGCAGCCGTGGAGGGAAAATGCGTCGGCGAAGGTCATGACGCCACCTTCCCTTCCCAAATCAGGCGTGGGGTATGGTAGACATCCTTTTTGCCCCACACATACCATGCATGGTCTTCGGTTCCTGTCTCGCCATTGCCAGCCCATGATATGCGATCAAGCAGCGCGATCTTGGCGGCGAAGCGGCGATTGTTGGCGAATAGGTCTACGCGAGTTTTCCCGAAATCGAATTTTGCCGTGAGCAGCAGTGCTACATGGCCGTCGCAGCGCTCAAGCGCCAGGCGGGCGAACTTCGCAGCATCCCGGTTTCCCTTCCCATATGGAGGATTGGTGATGATGGCCTGTATCGAAGGCTCATGATGAGGACGATCGACGAGGAAGTCGAAGATAGCATCGTGCGGACGATCATAGACAGCGATGTCAGATGTCCGGACAGTCGCCCCATTGTCACGCAACACATCGGCCAGTAGATGGCACCCGGCTGCGGGTTCCCATATGATTGCACCATTGACCGGATAATGGCGAAGCAGCGCTTCCGTGGCCCACGGCTCAGTCTGATACAGATCGTTTTCCTTGCGGGCATAGTTTGAGGCGACGACGGTCATACTGCATCCCTCTTTGCCAGAGCCTTCGCATAAGCCGCCTTGATCTCCTCAAGCTTCGACACGTCATCGAGCTTGGTGGCGATCTCGCCTTCAGGACGAGGACGCTTGGAACTGCGACCGTGGTCGTCGAGCCAGGTCATGGCGCTGGCTATGCGCTTGTCTAACCACTGAATCATCTCGGAGGGTTCGGTCATGCCACTGCCCGCCATGCGCTAGGCAGCCCGTAGACATCGATGAAGGCGCCGATCACTTCCGCCGCGGCTTCCGGTACGATTGCATTGCCGCCAACGCGCCAGAGATCCACTCGTCCGGGAACCCCATGAGCCAGAAGGCGAACACCGGGTTTGGCGCGCCGCGCTTTTCCGTCGTGGCAAATGATCCATTCGGCGTCGGACCATTGAGTGCCGTTTCGACCATCACCCCCACGATGTTCTTGCCGTGCCCGCGCTGCGCGGTCGCCGGAGAATTCATGTTGCTCCCGCCGTTGGAGGCCGTGACCGCTGGCCAGGTCGCCTGGGGCTCCTGCACCATCTGCCGCGGCAACTGATCGATCCTGTTCCGATCGCCTGCTGTCGTCGCCATCCCTACCGAATCCTTCCAGTCCCTCGCCGAAGGCGTCACCCAGGGTGACGCCTGATGCATCTGCGCTGGCAAAGGTTGGCCGCCTGCCGAGAACATTTGGTTCGGCCCCCCCTTCGCTCCGTCCGATGCCCGAGGTGTCGACGACGCCGGGCGCTATCACGCCTTCACCGATCAGCGCTTGGAGGATGTGCGCCGCCGCTGGGTCGATCTCGTTGTAATAGGCTGGCATCGTCAGTCCCCCATGATCCATTCAGCCCGGTCGGCCCACTTATTCGCCCGCGCCCGCCACCGGGCGGCCAGACGTGCGCGCAGCGAAAGCGGCAACCTTTTTGTCCAGCGCAGCCAGACGGGCGCGTAATTCCTGTTGCTCACGATGGGCCTCCTCGATGATCGCTGCCCGTAGGGCATCCATTTCGTCGCTATCGATACGGCGCGCGGTGCCTTCCCAAATCGATCGGGCACGGCGCGGCGTGAATTCTTTTTCAACGCGCGGAGAAATGAACCGCACTGCGTGATAGAAAATGTTGTCCAGCTTGCCGAACCGATGGGTCGGCCAAGCGTCCTGCATCAATACTCTGGCTTCTACTGTCGAACTCATTACCTTGTTCCTGCTGGTCTTTTTCT